TGTTTCTTTTTCAGTTTCTTTTGCTACTTCTATTTGATCTTCTGCTCTTTTGACTATCTTAGTATCCGCTTTTTCATCAGCAGGCTTTTGATACATCCATGGAAATTTACTTGATAAAGTATCAGCTACTATATTAGTCTCGTTAATTATTCTAGCTCTTTGAACAGTAGCAGATTCTCCCTTTGTCTTAAAAGAAGAATTTTGTGATGGGATAACATCACGAGAAAATTGACTCTTTGCAAGATCAGAGTTGTCTAATTTTCCTAATATATCTTCACGCGTGCTAACTAGTAGCTGCATTATCTGCTCAGTTCTCACTGCCATATAGATATTTAATCTATATCAGTAGTATCGAAAAAGCGCGCATCTATAGAAAGAGTAGTTTCGTCAACAGTAAGAACATCTTGCAGGTATTTGTTTATCTTTTCGATATAATCTGCTATATCGTTATACATCGATAACGGTAACTGTTCAATTAATTTAATTCTATCGTTAATCTTTATCTTACTAAACTCTACTTCTTCTTCTTCAATTATTAGCTTGTCAATATATTTTATGATTTCAAGCATATACAACATACCTACACCTTCTTTAGTAGATTCTTCCTTAATAACTATGTCTTGCTCTCCTTTAGCTAGAATAGAATTCTCTTCAGCAAGAGTGGGTACTTTAAGCTCTACTTGTAGAGTCTTAAGCTCTACTATAGTAGAGTCTTTAATTTTAAAAGGAGTAGTTTTAATTTTTTTAAGTATTACATCTAAATCAAATACTACATCATTCTGTTTATACTTACTACCAAGCGAATGCTTCCTAAGACTAATAACGAGAGGAAATTTATCATAAATCTTTAAATCATTATCACCAGTATTTTTAAAGATAATGTTATTAAGAGTTCTGTTAAAGTTCAAAGCTCCTTTCATGCCATCTAGAGCAGAGGAGATAAGATCTTTTTGCTGCTTTAAAGTAAGAGGAGTGGTTTCAATTTTTTCTTTACGTGATGGAACATATACTTCTAACTTATCGTCATTTATTTTTCCTAGTTTTTTTAGAAACCCTGATACATTATCACTCATGTTATTATTTAATTACGTATTTTAATTATCAAGATACAGGGCCATCATTAGCTTGTTTCTGCTCTTCCATCTCACGTCGATATAAATCAAAATAATCATACACCTCAAGGTATGTACTGTTAATTAAAAATGATATATCGTTTATTCTTCTTGAAAGGGTAAACAATAATTCCTTATAACCTGCTGAGTCAATTATTCGAAAGAGAGAAGTAATAAAATGAGCAAAATCGTAATTTAGTAAATTAAATTTAATTGGTTCTATATCTAAGTTCTCTCTTTTTTTAAGTAGAGTTAAACTAAAATATTCATTACAATCTTCAACAAACTTCTCTACATGCTTATATAGCTTTTTAGGTAAACGCTCAATTACTTCTTGTTGTTCGTCTTCTGTTAACTCACCTATCTCTAGTATATCGTTATTAATCTGTATACGCTTTATTATCGATAATATAAAATCATCATTACCGCAATTAAAATTAAGAGGGTAATCTAATGTATATATTACATCTTCTATCTCTATAGAAGTCTCAATATCAGATATACCACCTATGTTATCTCTAATAAATTCTAAGCTTACTCCTACATCACCTTTAGAAGAAGGGAGAAGTACGTCACTTCCAATACACTGTAATCTTAAATAGACTAATGCATAAAACTTTTCAATTACATTTAAGCCTTTAGTTAAGATAAATGATTCTAAAAAGCTTATTCTTCCAAAAATAGAAGCATCTTGATATAAATTAAATGTTCTTATATCCTTATATAGAAACTCTCTTAACTTAATCTCCTTTCCATTAGGGAGAATATGCGTGATGTACATATTATTACTTACCTACAATATTGATTTCCTCAACTGTTAGTATTGCTCGTAATTAGTAAACGTAAATGTAACAGTCTTTTCAGGAAATATAGCATCAGGTTCTTGGGTAACTGTAAACCCTTCAACGTTAGTAGGAAAGGCATTGATAAACCTATACCCTTTACGTGGTTGTAGCTCGTTGTTATATTGACGTACTAATATATCAGTCTTAAGATCAAAATTAGTAAGACCATCTACACCTATAGCAATTGACCATGGGGTAAAAAATGAATGAATAATATCTTCTTCAGTTTCTAAGAAGTTTACAGCAAGATTACGACCTAAGAAACTTTCTCTTTGCTGTAATCCATACCCGGGTAAAAATCCTCCTCTATTATTTTGACCAGCTTCTATAAATGATGAATTTTCGCTTGGTATAGTAACCTGTCGAGCAGCGAGTAAGTTACCTGCTCCCCATTTTTGTAAATTACCACTTGCTTGCCATGATCCTTGGCCACCTAGTTTATTATTAGTAGTATTAATACCACTAGCTAATCCAGCTAATCCAGGAATTTCGACAGTCCATAAAAACGGATGCGATAGATAGTAATCACTATCAGTAGCAAACTTAGATAAGAACTCAGGTGTAGGTGTTACAGGCACTACTAATATTTATTAGCTCTTACTGAAGTCATTATAAAAATGATATGCGAACGTTACAGGAAATGTAACTACTTCACCAGTACCATCAGCGATTTGATATGATATATCACCAATATCTCTTATAGAAGCACCAACTAGCTGAACATCTTTAACAGTATTTAAATCTTTATCTAAAACACTTAAGTTAATTACATCACCCTCACCAGGCATACCATATTGACCAGTACTGGTAACATCATCAAAAACTGCTCTAGATGCAGCTTCGAGCTTGTCTCTCAAAGTATTATTACCATCAGCATAAAATTCAATAGTGTAGCCAGCAGAGTTAGCATAAGTTGCTCTACCAGGAACGTTAAATGTTAGTCCCATGTAATTTACTTCTTTATTTTCAATAGTACGTCCAGGTAACGATCCTGAACGAGCATAAAGAAGGTCATCTTCTCCATTGAAGTTAACTCCCCCGGCTAAATTAATTTGCCTTATCCTAAATAGGAAGTCTCTAGAGAATTGTTTCCTAGCTGCTGATGCGAAAAAGTTTTGTATTGTTGTCGCCATATAATTATTTATTAACTAACCGGTGAACCCTCGTATAAAAGACCAGGAGCATCAACTATTTCTTGGAAGTTAGCATCTGTTCTTGTTGCGTAGAAGGTAATTAAGATAAACTCTGCAGTTCTTACTGGTTTCAAGTAAATATCAACTCTAAGTTTATTCTCATCTATAACCTGTGGTGTGTTGTTTCTTTCATCACATACTATCAAGTAGTCATATACTCCTTGGTTCTGCTTAGCTCTTTCAAAGATTGGAGTTAAAACATTAACTAGTCTAGTTCTTGTAAACTCTGTGTTAGGTTCAAATACGAAGAACTGAGCAGCCTTCTTAGTAGGCCTCTCTAATGCTAAGAACAACCTTCTAACGTTAATTCTATCAAATGCACTTGGTTTCTTCTGTAATGTTTTCTGTCCGAATATTACATTACCTTGTGATGGGAAGAACGCTACTGGGTTAATAGCCGACTTATACAACTCATCTCTTTGCTTCTGATTTGGATTAACCGCAATATCAGTTGCAGTTGTAAGTAAACCTCTGTTAAATCCTGCTGGGGCAAACCATGGGAACGTCGCAGCGTCACTCTTAGCCATTACTGAAGCAGCATATCCAGAGAACGGAACCCATACAAGCTGTCCTAACCCTTGATCATATGTTTGAGCCCAGTTACCATATACCGTAGCATAAGAAGTATTTTGTGAAGAAAACTGATGTTTAATTGGCCAGAAAACATCTGTTGAGAAGTTCCTAGATTTATCATCAAGAATTTTCGTTTCACCGTTTCCTATAGCTACGATCTGTCTAAATGTATCAGCAATGAATATTGCATCTCCTCTTGTTCCTCCAAGATATGGTGGCTTAACAAACGTTTCAAACTTATCGAAAATGGTATTATAATTACTTCTTAGAGTTAGGCCGGCACCTGCTAAGGCGGTAGAAGTTCTTAGCGCGTTAACTGCTGTTGCAGTTGTACCGCTGTAGTAGAATTCATCATAATATAATGGAGAGCCAGCTGCTAAGGTTCTAGATTTAGCCATCGCCCAGATGGTACCTAAACCAGCTTCAGGAATAACATCAATATCATATACCTCATCATTTTTAATACCGTTTAGTGCTCTATCAAGCTTACCTGGTATATCACCTAGATCTTTATTAGTAACTTTAGTATTATCATAAGCACCTAGTGGGAATAATTTACCAGCATAGCCTAGTTCTTTTTCTAGTCTTGATAACTGTGTATCCGGATCAAATCCTAGAGAGTCTTGTGTTCCACCTTGTAATGCTTCACTTATTACTCTTATTCTTAACTTAGGATTATTATCAGTATTTAAACCGTCGTCACCAGTGTTACGTTGAGTAATATTTTCATTTACTAAAACATGTACATTACGTGATTTATTATTTTGATTACCAACAAAGTAATTAAGCTGCCTTCCGCCTTTTTGATCATCAATTTTACGATGTGCGTTTATTGATCCTACTAATTTATCTTCTAAATTATAACCAAGCTGGAATGCTTGAGCAGCGTTTTGTGTTCTTCTTAATTTAAATACACCTACGCTTAATACATCAGCACTGTCTCTACCTTCTAAGTCATAATCTACTAAGTTTTCCATTACCTGTGAAAGACTACCATCAGGACCTGTAGTAGCATTAGCTGAAAGAGGAAAATCTAAAGTACTATCAGGTAATATAGTATATGCATTTTGTTTAAAAGCAGAAGCGGTAATAGTTGCCGTGCTTCTTAATCCAACAAAATTATTAGCTGGGTTAATATCAGCATTATCAATTAGTCCTATGTAATATCCTTCGTAATTTTGATTAATTGTACTTGTAGACTTGTTTAATATAACAAGAGGTGAATTACCCATTCTATTCCTAAGTTGTCCAGGAGAACCGGCACTTGTAAGGTCACTCTTATCCGAACCAGCAACATCATTCCAATCAAATAATGTACCATCAACAGCGCTAAGATATTGTGCTTCAGTTAATTCTACATGAGTAGGTTGTCCAATAGCAATTGTTCCACCAGAAGCAACAGTACTGTAAGTAGATGTTAGACCAAGGCCGTCGCCGCCGGTATAGTCGGATAGAGCTGATCCTGCATAAACTAATGCAGAATATTGTGAACCAAATCCATCTCCGCTTCCGGCTCCATATGGCAATCTACTCGTGTAGAGATTTGCTGATGAGTTTAAGACCTCTTTTGCAGTATGGTAAAAATATCTTTCAGCAGAGTTAGTAGGAGGTCCATAGATTTTATCTAAATCTTGCTGAGTAGTAATTTGTATTACTTCGTCATAAGGGCCTTGTGATGTGAAGCCTGTA